AATAATCATCTAAATTACCATCTTGAATAATTCCTTCAATTTCTCTAACTGATTTTTTTAATTCTTGTTGTTTACAGAATTTCATTGCAGTATCTTGAACTTGAAAACCATTATTAAGTTCAGCATTTCTAATCTTAGAAAATTGTTCTAAATACATTTCTTTATCTATATCGTTAGATACTGTAGAAATTATAATAGACTCTAAATTGTTAATATCAGGTATTACTCCGTATTGTTCGTAGTTATCTGAAATCTTTAATGACACTGTTCTTAAAAAACTATCTTCGAAATAATTTGGTTTAAGAATATCTACAATACTTTCTCCGAATTTTCTATCAACCAATAATTGTTGAATTAATCTATATTGAAAATCTAATCCTAAATAACCTAAATTATCTTTACTTATTACTCCCATTTTTTGTTTTTTATTATTAAGATATTAACTTGTTTTTTAAATTAAAAATATGGTGCTAAATTAAGCATTAGCACCATATGGTAATGTATATTCTTCTCTAGTGAAAAAATATTCAATTTCTTTAATAATTTCTGGTATAATATCTCTAATATCAACACCATATCTTACATCCTTTTGAAACCAATTAGCTGAGAATGAGCTCTTAATTACACTCTTTTCGTCTACTTTAATTTCAAATGTAAATATATCTTCATTCTCAAATAAATTTTTAGTTGTTTCTTCGATTTCTACAACTCTGTATGGGTTGTAATTCGCCCAAGATTGTTTTTTAGATATTTGTTTTAAAAAATTAGGAATTAAACCTATTCTCTCTGTATTCATACTTGTTAATCTATCAGCCAATTCTTTTATTTCTAATGACTTAATTACATCTTCATTATAACCTTTTATGTTAAATTTTCTTTTACAGATAATCGGTTTTTTATTCTCATCTTTAGATTGTTCGTTAATATATAACGCAAATTCAAATCTAAATTTTTCCCATGGATTTTTATTTGTTTTCATATTTGTTTTGATTTTAATTTATTACACTTTTATTTTTCTTTTCTCTTTCCATTAACTTCTTAAATGGTAATAAGAAGTTTTCATACCTATGTTCTCCCAAGGCTCTATCTAAACCATCTTCTTTAAGCATTCTATATACATTCTTTATTTCTCTATCATCACTTAATTCTGATATCATTAAATCATTAATTTTTTCTAATGCTTCTTCATGTATTAATGGATTTGTAAGGTCTACTAATCTTTCATTAATTTCATATAATCTATTACCTTGTACACCATCAGTTACACCATTAATAATATTATCTAATGCTTTTAATTTAGGTTTTTTATTTAAAGTTCTTTGTTCTTGTAATTGTATAGCTCTTTGAATAATCTCTTCTAATGTTACCTTGCGTTCTTTTAATTCTGGCATAATATTAAATAATGTTGCTTGTTTTACACCCTTAACACCCTTAATACTATCACTATTATCACCACAAACAATTTTTATTACTGCAACGTTTTCATGATGATATCCGAAGACTTCTTTAAAATTACTAACATACACGTATTTTTTCATGTCTAACATATACATTCTAACATTCTCATGAACTAATTGACATAAGTCTCTATCGCTGGTTACGACTGTTATTTTTTCTCTATCTTTATTCACTTTACAAAGATACGCAATAAAGTCATCAGCTTCAACCCTTTCATCAAATAATTGTCGAATATATAATTCTTCTAAGTAATTAAATACGATTTGTCGTTGTAAAACTTCGTTTTGGTCTTCTGGTTTGGTACCATTGATATAATCTTTACCACGACCACTCTTATAGTCTGAATATAGTTCCCATCTCATTTTACCAGAATATTCACCATCCCAAAATACATAAACTTTATGATATAAGTTTTCTTCTAATATTTTCCTTAATGCAGTTAAGAATGGATAAACACCACCTATATTATCACCATGATGGTTGTACTCGTTTTTAGCGACTGAGAACCCTCTTTTGTAAAGAGCGTTCCCATCAATCACTAAAGTACTTATTTTGATTTTTTCTACTGGACCATTTTTTGGCGGTAGTCTTTTCATTTGTTTTTATTATAAAGATTTAATACTTTTGTTAATTACTCACCTAACTCTGATTCCGATAAATCACCTTTTATTTCTTCTTTCTCTATCTTAAAATCATCAAGGGTTGTATTAAGTCTAGCTAAGATATAATCCTTATGTTGTTTCTTATAGTCTTCAATCTTATCAGGATTCCAATAACCATGTGGTGTTGATGCAATTTTACCATGTTCTTCAAGACCATTTACTTGATTCTTTTCACATCTAACTTTTGTTTCGATACCAAATTGATATGTTTCACCACCAGATGTTGCTTTTAATTTAACACTAGAGTGTGATAAAATACCACCGAAATGTACAATAATTCTTGGAGAATAAAAGAATGCTTCACCACCCTTATGTTTAATAACTTTATTTTCATTATCTAACCATATCTTTTGTACTACCGCAAATGTGTTAGTATAAGGTTTACCTTCTCTTCTAGATGATGGTAATCTATGATTAACCAATGATTTGAATGCGCTTTCCATTGAGCCAGCATTCCATTGATTATTACTAGATTTAGACATGATAGATTTAAAACCATCAATAGAACCTACAGAGTCCCAAAGGAAACATAAATCCCTAGGTAACTCACCAGCATCTTGTGCGTCAAGTAAATCACTCATAAATCTAGCTATATCTTCAATAACAGGAGCTCCTCTAAGTGGTTTACTACCTTCTTTACCATTTGAATAATCAAAACACTTATATTTATTCATAAGGTCATCACCATTCATAAAGATAAAATCTCCAGTATAGTCAATAATTTCACCAGTTTCCTCGTCAACAACTTCTTCAAATTGTACTCCGATATTTCTAGCGTGTTCCCAAGACCAGTTTCCTTCTGTTTCCATAATTACTGGTAAGTCACCAATTTTTTGTGCTCCAGCGACTGCTTCATACATTGCAGTTGATTTACCAGTGTTAGAGAAACCTCTAAATGAAGTGAAATAACCTCTAGCTAATCCTGGAATCTTTAACGCTTCATGAAAGGCATCTGAGAGTGGAATCCATGTTAAATCTTTTTCTTTAACGGTAATATCTAATCCGTTTTCTTTTTTGAATTTATTTAAATCAAAACTTTTTTTATCAATTGTTTTTTTTGGTGCTACTTTAGCCATAACTTTTTATTTATAAATTATTTTATTTTAGGAAAAAAAACGGGTAATATTACTTACCCGTTTATATTTTAAATTTAGAATGGTAAATCATCATCGTCATCATATTCCTCATCTTGAGGAGCAGATTGTGTATTAATTGATGTATTAGTTACAGGTGCTGTAACTTGTGGGTTACCAATAATTAATTCAGAATCATCATTATCTTCAGCAGAATTATTTGTATTTTTTGGTACCATATCTTCTTTAGCTACAAATTTATTTTGCTCTTTACTCCATATTGGAGTTTTACCCATAACAACGATATCTAAATATTCAAAATTTTTAATTGAATAAACATCTCTCCAAGTTCTAGTATCATTTAACCACTTCGCCATTTCTTCAGCATTATCACTAAGTTTAGTTGATTCTAAAGGATAAGTAATTGATTGTACTACTGGAGTGTTAAATTGATTTCTAACAATATTAACAATTAAATCTCTACCAGTTTCAGGATTAGTAACATCATGCTTAACAGCTTTAATTGCACCCATAATTTTATCCAATGTACCAGATTTATCTCTAGCATGATTAAATCTCCAAAATTTAACACCTTCATGTTCTTTACCTCTTTCAATTACTTTTAAGATGTACATTTTTCTAGGTGCAAATTCTTTATATGCTCTTTTTTTGTCGCTATCTAACCCAGTAGATTTAAGTGCTTCTTCCATTTCACAAAATGGGCAGTTTTCACCCTCTTCATGTTTTAAACATGGGAATGTTTTCCACTCTCCATCAGGCATCTGAATTTTATGTCCGTGAAATTCACCCCAAAACTGTCCTTTTTGTTCGAACTTTTCTTGGTCATAAACTAAGATTCTGATTTCTTTAGTAACTTCTTTTTGATTTTTGTCGATGTTAGTTGAGAAGTAATTTTTAACATCATAGACTTTTTGCGGTTTTAAAGTTTGTTGTTGATGAGTTTCCGCAAACGAATTCATCATTTGTTCAAATTTGTTCATAAAATTGCTTTTGTTTTTAAAATGTTATATGTTTTTGCTATAGTCTTACATGCTTAGCATGCTTATATAAATATCTAGAAAATAGCAAAAAGTCAAACATTAAGTGAATAATTTTTTTTACTTAAACAAATATATACTTATTTTGACCTAATTTCAATGGGTTATATTAAAAAAAAATGAGGTACCTATATAAGTACCTCATTAATAAATATTTATCCTTTATTATTTATTAAAATTCTTCTTCTTCGTATTCATTACTTACATCAAACGTACCCTTAATATTAGCATCAGAATAATCAGAATCTATTGCATTTTTATCTAATACATATTCTTTATCTTTGTCTGACATAATATCATATTGATTTTCTTGTGTTGACCAAAAATCAGTTAACTTAAGATTATAAGGATATGAGCTTAATGAACGCATTTCAATCTTTTCTTCTGGAGTTGGAGCTCTTTTTTCTAATTCTTTTTCTAATCCATCAATCTTATTAGATATAGCTTCCATGGATTTTAATTGATTTGTCATACTATCAACCATATTCATAAGTTGTTCTATTTTTTGATTAGCAGCGTCAGCTGATGCTTTAGCTTCTTGGGAACCCTTTACTAACTCAGTAACATCTAATTCAATTTCATCACCAGCAGGTTCTTCATCACCAAACCCCATGTCGTCACCAACAGGTTCTTCATCACTAAACCCTATGTCATCACCAGCAGGTTCTTCATCACCAAATGATAAATCTTCATTTCCATCTTCAGTGTTAGGTTCAGTGTTTTCTGGTTCAGTTGAATCTTGAGTTTCTTCGTCTTCTTCAAACATATTATTACCTAATATTAATTCCTCACCAGGCTTTAATTGAGGTTCAGTTCTATCTTCATAGAACCTAAATTCAGAAAGAATCTTGAACTTCTTGATTTCTTCGTTTAGTAATTCTTTGTTAAATCTCTTATTTCTCATAATTACATTAATAATTCTCTACCGTCTTCAGTTATTATTTTTTTATTAATTCTTTCAACTAAACTCTTATCTCCCTTAATAACACAAGTACCAGTGCTACAGTCCATTTGTTGTTGTTGAGCTAATTTCGCTTTTTCTTCATCAGTAAGGAAATTATTTATACTATTTTGTAAGTTATTATTATTCATAACATTATTTTTTTATTAATCTTATTATATTAATAAATATCTAAAAATACTAAAAAATACGTTTTATATTAGATATCTTTAAGTTTCCTTCATTTATTAATAATATTTTATCTTGATATTCACTCCAGTTAATATTAATAGTCTTGTATTCAATATTACCAAATGAACCATCGTGTTTTTCTTCTATTAATTTATTTAACGCATTTATTGTATATATACAATTACCTTTTTTATGAATTAATATGGCGTTAGGAAATAAATGTTTAAAGTTACTTTTTTTAGTTGTATCAACACTGAATTTAAAAGTTACGATAAGTTTAGATGGGTCATCTAAGTTTTCAAATAAAAAGACCTTTTCCTTAGCTATATTAAACTTATTGTTTAAATAACTTGTAAACCAATCAATCCTTTCTGGGAAAATGAAGGAGGCTAATAAAATGTCTTTATTCATCGTTTCTTATAGAGTAAATAAATGGAACGTATTTTATTTCTTCATTGAATACGCTTAACTCCTTATTATATTCTATAAGTATCTTATCATCTCGTAAAAGTACGGTTGACAGGTTGTTAATCTTATCTAAAAATTTTTCTACTGATTTACCAATGTATTCAACTTGCCTTAAGTCAAAACCATAAATTGTGTTTTTAACATAAGTATAAACCATATTTCTATGGTGAAACGTTATTACCTTATCACTAGAACTTATGATATTAAATATTGAATTTATTTTTTCAGAATCGCTTAATATTAAATCTATAAACTCAAAACTAACTTTACTTAATAGATTATTATAAGAAAATTCAATAAAATAAAATAAATCTTCTTCAAATAAATCTCTCTTCTCAGCTCTAGTAAATGTCCAAAATGTATTCTCATTTATTTTTCTATCTAAATAAGAAACCTTATCAGTATAATTTTTAGCGTTATTAACTCCAATTATAAGTGTAGGTAATCCTGGTATAATATTACCAATAGAATTAGTAAGATTGAAATTCTTGTCAATCTTTATATCTTTATCACATATTATATTCGCTATATACATGTTGCAAATATATTAAAAAATAAATTAATTAGCAAAAAAAAAATAAAATTAAACATTAAAAGCCCTATCGTTTTGAATATCGTTAGGATTATTACTAGTATTAGCAGCTATTATTTTTTCAACTCTATTTGGTTTTTTAAATCTTAAATGTATGTGATTATCATGACCAGCTTCTTTTTTACATAAACCTTCATTTATTAAAACACTATCATTATAAAATGCAACATCAAAAGCTTTTTCACCAGTTTTTATACCATTTTCATCTATAAATTCACTATCTTTAAATTTTTGAAGTAGTTTTCTAGTTAAATCTCTATCATAATTAGGGTCATTTGAGTTTGGTACCGTTTTCGCTTGGTTGATTGCAATAGGTCTAAAATCAATATCTATACCTATTTGATGAGTGTTATGAAATTTATTATTTCCACTCATTTT